AAGGTTCTTCTACTTCAGGTGCTACTTCTTCTACTTCAGGTTGTGATTCAGTTGTTTCTATTTTAGGTTCAGGAACTTCCTCTACAGATGCCACCATTTCAGGAGGTGGGATATCTTCAGGAACTTGTAATTCCATTTCCATTTCAATCTCAGCAGTCACAGTCTCAACATTAACCGGCATTTCCATTGGCATATCAGTAGGAGCAATTAACTCCATAGAAGGAGGAGGTGTAAACTCCATATCAAAGTTCATCTCAAAGTCTAATTCTAACTCGACTGTTTCGTATGTAATTTCTTCGGTTTCAGGTTCTATAGGAGTAAAATCAATATTGCCATCATCAAAGCTAATATCATTGTACTCAAATACTTCTTCAACAAATTCTATTTCTGTAGGATCAAAAATGTTGAGGTAATAAATTTCTTCTATAGTAGTGATGTGTTGTGTAATTATTGTGTTTATTACATTGTAAAAAACATTAACACTTACATCATCAAACAAAGGTCCAATAGCTAGGTTGATATCTCTACCACCTACCTCAATGGTAAGTTTATTTAAAACACCACCGAAATCAAAACTCCCATTGTATGACTGATAGCCTGTTGTAATTCCACTTTCAGACAAGATATCAGTTCCATTAAAGACTTCGCTTGTTCCGTTGAGTCCTGTAATGTGCATATATATTCTATCTTCAGCATCTTGTTTATCGACTTCTATTGAGTATTTAACCTCACCACCATTGTTTATATTTAAATCAGAAATATCGACAGTTTGTATAAATGTCGTACCCATACCATCAACTCCCATATTAGAAGTTGTATTGCCACTACCTGTAATTTCTGCACAAGTATCAGTGCCAAGTCCATAACATGAATTGCCTGATGGCATATTTGCAGGACCTTCGCCACCCCAATCTTGGGCCATATCAGGTAAGTTTAAAACATTACCTGAACTTTCATTAGTAATTGTGGTTTCTGTAGTTGTGACTGTAGTTGTTGTCGTTGTGACTATTTCTGTGCCTTTATCTTCTTCAGTTATTTCAACTTGTGTATCTTCAGTAATAATGACACTAGGATCACAAAGACCTTCGTGATTAGGTAAACAAGTATTAGCGTAACTAGAGTATGAGAAGCATAGAAAGAGCCATAAGAGCAAAGTTTTTAAGACCATCATTGTTTCCTATTGGTTGTTCTTTTGGATCTCTTTGTTGTGTGTATTGTGTTTTGTATTTACTGCCATCTGGAATTTCAGATACATTGTTTTCCCAGTATGCCATAGCATCAGAACCTATGCCCTCTCTTGTCGGACAGGGGGTTTGGGAATCCATCATGGCATCAAATACTCTTGGATCTTGACAAAGTAAAGAAACAGCACCTACTTTCATTCCATAAGAGTATAGAGATCGACTAAGTTTAAGTTTCTGACATAGTTCGTCATCAATAACTATGCCACT